TGAGGAATATAGGGCATTTGGTAATGATGAGGAGGTTATTGATAGCTGGAGGAATGGCGATGAGGGTGACTGGGTTTATACAGATGACGGTCATATTTGCCAAATACTTAAAAAAAGCAAGGTAAATCATCCTGGTTATAAAACGCCAAGGACAATGATTAGGACAGTTTGCGGTTCTTTCATCTGTGAGCAGAAAAGCCACAAGATATTGGGTGAAGATGGTGTTGTTGAGAACATTTATACATTTTCAGGCAACTATAAAGCCATATATTCACGTTCAAAGGACAGAAAGTTAAACAATCGGGAGTTTTTATTTGCTAGATATGTTGCATCAGGGGAAGATAGCATATCAGCTTACAAGAAAGCTTACCCAAAAGCTGTAAATAAGGACTATATCAAGAGTAAGTCCAATATTTTACTACAAAAAGAGGAGATAAGGACGATGGTTAAGGAAGAAATCAAAAAAATACTGGAAGAAGAAGGAGTAACGGCTGAATGGATTATTGGTAAATACCGAGATATTGCTGATTTGTCTGATAGAGACACAGATAGGCTTCGTTCACTTGAATCTTTATCAAAAATAGCAGGATTGTTTGATACGGACACAAAACAGGAGCAATTAACGGTATTTCAAGGATTTACACCACAACAATTGGAGGCATTACAAAATGGAAAAGAAACCAATGTCCTTGCACATGGAGAAAAAGAAGACAAGTAAAGACCCTTGTCCTGTGTGTGATGAAGAATTATACTATGATAACGATACAACTCAAAGAGTTGGACTATTAGCAGATGATTATTATACGGTTGAAGGGTGGATGTGCCCTCACTGTTCTGCAAGATTTGATATGGATAACAATTTAATGGACATAAGTCCTAAAAATATAAATATAGGAAGAGCATGAAAAAAAATAAAAAAACGGCCTCGGATACAGTTTCTATGAGCGTAGTGCATATCCCCTCTATAACCTCACATACTAATCTCCCTTATGTGTCTGAGGCTGTGTATTTAGGAAAGGTGTATAAATAAATGGCGACTAATGATACATCCAGTATATTAGATGGTCTTTTATTTACAGCTATGAACAAATGGGATATGAGTGAAGAGCAAATATTAGAAAATATGAATAAGATAGCGTTTCATGAATCTAAGTTAGACCCTTCAGCTGTACAAAAAGTTGACCCAGAAACAGCAGAAGATGGTAGTACTGTATGGGGTGTAGGTAAAGGAAAGGGATTATTTCAATTTGAATCAGGCGAAAATCAAGGTGCTCATACAGCAATTAATAGACTTATGAAAGAACTTGGTGGATATGAACCTGAATTTTTAACAGGATTATCTGAATCAGGCTATAATATAAGTGATTTATCTCCAGAAGAACAGCAAGCAATATTTTTAGGAAACTTATTACAAAAACCTAATGTTGAAGGAAGAACACCTGCATCTTTTAAGGGCATAGATACAGATGAAGAATTAGCTGAATTTTGGGCACAACATCATCATGCTGGTACAGAACCAGGAACAGAAGAGTATAAAACTATAATTAATAAATTTTTAGAAGATATAGCATATTATAAATAATGAAAAAACAATGACCAACAGATAAGTGGGTATCGGAGATACCTGTAAAAGATGCTAGAAGCAGAGCAAAGTTTAAAGATGGCGGTAAAACACCTGCATGGCAACGTAAAGAAGGCAAGAATCCAAAAGGCGGTTTAAATGAAAAAGGCAGAAAATCTTATGAAAGAGAAAATCCTGGCTCTGATTTAAAAGCACCACAACCTGAAGGCGGTTCTCGTAAAAAATCATTTTGCGCTCGTATGAAAGGTATGCGTAAAAGACAAAAACCAAGTAATAATACAGGTAAAGACAGATTGTCGCTTTCATTAAAAAAATGGAATTGCTAAATGGCTAATTTAAATTTAAATGGCGATGTTTCACAGAATGAACAAATTCTTGAGATGGCTTATAAAGATTTGATTGTTTTTGGTAAATTATTTTCACCTCAAGACTTTTTAGCTTCGGCTACTCCTAAATTCCACGAAAATGTAGGAAAATTACTTTTAAATAGAGAAATACAACAATTGGCTCTTGTTTTGCCTCGTGACCACGCAAAGTCAACCTTAGCGGCATGTGCTGTGTTACATAGGTTTTTATTTGCGACAAAAGAAAGCCCAGAATTCATCGCTTGGGTTGGCGAGGCACAAGACCAGGCTATTGACAACCTTAATTGGATATCAACTCATATTTATGAAAATCCTGCAATTCATTACTATTTCGGTGATTTGCAAGGTGATAAGTGGACGAAAAACGAAATTGTATTGAAAAATAATTGTAGAATGATTGCTAAGGGTGCTTCTCAAAGATTGAGGGGTAAAAAGCAATTATCTACAAGATATACAGGAATTATCCTTGATGACTTTGAATCTGAACTAAATACCAAAACTCCAGAATCTAGGCTACAAATTAAGAATTGGGTAACTGCTGCGGTATATCCTGCTATTGATTTCGATAAAGGTGGGTTTTTATGGTGTAATGGCACGATTGTGCATTATGATTCATTTTTAAATGGACTTGTTAAAAACCATCAAGCTGCTCAAAAAACAGGTGAAGAGTATTCTTGGACAATAGAAACACATAAAGCTATTCAAGATGATGGTACTCCATTATGGCCTTCACGTTGGCCAATGAAGAAAATTGAAGAAAGAAAGCAGTTTTACATAGATTCAGGTACTCCTGCTAAGTTTTATCAAGAATATATGAATCAAGCTAAATCTCCTGAAGACCAGGTGTTCGGAGAAGATGATATAACTAGAGGTTTTTACTCAGGAAATCTTAAATTTAGCGAAGAAGCAAATTCCTGGTATTTAAAATTAGAAGATGGGAGTATGGAATATGTCAATATATACATGGGGGTTGACCCTGCTTCAACGCTTGGCTCTAGGAACGATTATAGCGTTATTATGGTTATTGCTGTTACTTCTGAATACGATTATTACGTTATTGAATATTGGAGAAAAAGAGTACTACCAATGGAGTGTGCCGACCAAATATTCAAGATTGCAGAACGATACAGCCCGATTAAAAGAATAAACATTGAAACTATATCATATCAAGAAATGTTAAGGGACTATGTACAAAAACGTAGTAAAAAGGAAGGAAAGTTTTTACCTGGTATAGAAATGGGTATTAAAGGATATGGACAACAAAAGAAGAAAGATAGGTTATTTGAAGGACTTCAACCTATGTTTAAAGCAGGTGCAGTACATTTAAAGAAAGATATGCATGAATTCATTGGAGAACTCTTAGATTTTCCGAAAGGTTCACATGATGATACGATTGATGCGTTTTGGTTATCCACTCAATATGCTAAGGGAAATAAGAAGGCTGGTAAAGCTAAAAAAGTTAAAAAAGGAGAATCTTGGGAGAAGCCAAGAAAGAAATATAATTGGATAACAGGGTCAAGGGTTTGATAATTAAAAATTTATTCTTATATTACACACTATGATAGAAGCGGATAAAAGAGCAATTCAAGTAAGAGATTTATGGAGACGCTGGCATGATGCTCGAAAAGAGTGGGAAGACCATGCAAGAGAAGATATTGACTTCTATTTAGGCAATCATTTCAGTGAAGCAGAAGCCGATGAGCTTCAATCCAGAAATCAGTCAAACTTACCATTAGATAGGTTATATTCTGCAATTGAGCAGTTTAAAGCTATTATTACATCTAAACCACCAAAATTCTCAGCTATGCCAAGAGAAGACTCTGATAGTGATTTAGCAAGTGTATGGAAAGTAATACTTGAATATATATGGAATATATCAGATGGTAATGAAATATTCAAACAAGCTGTTCATGATTATGCTGTTACAGGTTTAGGTTATTTTTATGCATATGTAGACAGAGAAGCTGATTATGGTAGAGGTGAAGTTAAATTTACATATATTGACCCATTTAGAGTTGTTGTAGACCCAAATGCAAGAAGTAAGTATTTTGATGATGCTACAGGTATGATGCTATCAACTATCTTTACAAAGTTCCAATTATTAGATTTATACCCACAATTAGCAGAAGTTAATGAAGAAAACGGTAAAATGCTTATTGATGAGATTGAGGGATATTATGAAGATGAAACATTTCCATCTCCCTTAAATACAAGAACTAAAGGTTCATTTACTCCAGATGTTATTAAAGATTATGACCATGGAGAAGGTTCAGAGAAATATCAGCTTATTGAAAGTTTTTCAAAAACAAAAGTTCCATATTATAGAATTATGGATATGCAGTCACAAGAAGAAAGAATTCTTGATGCTGAAAATATGCAGAAGTTTTTAGAGAATGATAGTATAAAACAAGCAGTTGAACAAGGTATAATTGATATTGTAGAAGTTCAGCAAACAAGAATTAAGTTAGTATGTACATTAGGGCAAACAATTCTCTATGAAAGAATATTAAATACAGATAAATATCCTATTGTGCCTATTCCTAATATTTGGACTAATACTCCATATCCAATGAGTGATGTTAGGAAGAATAAAGATTTTCAAAGATTTTTAAATAAAACAATGTCATTAATAACTTCACATGCACAAGCATCTTCAGGTTTAAAATTATTAATACCACAAGGAAGTGTTGATGATATAGAAGAATTAGAAAGAGATTGGGCAAATCCAAATGCAACGATTGAATATGACCCATCATTTGGAGAGCCTCATTTTCCATCTCCACAACCTTTATCTAATTCAGTAATGCAGTTACCTGCACTTGTTGAAAAATATATTGATTTAAATATGGGGATATTTGAAATGCAACAAGGAAATGCAGAAGCTGCACCAAGAACGTCATCTGGAACAATGATGATGGAAGATTTTGGTCAAAGACGTAGTAAATCAAAATTAAGAGATATTGAAGGAAGTTTAAGAAGATTAGGCCAGGTTATATATAACTTTGCTAAAGAGCATTATACTTATAAAAAGGTATTTAGGGTTGCTCAACCTAATAATGATATGTCTGAATATATGGTTAATCACTATAATGATAAATCACAAGCTATTGGCGAAATGATGAATGATTTAACTATTGGTCAATATGATGTTAATATTATTGGTAATTCAACAATGCCTTCAAATAGATGGGGTGAATGGTCAATATATATGGAAGCATATCAAGCTGGACTTATTGATAGAACAGAAGCATTAATGAAAACTGATATATTTGATAAAGAAGGTGTATTGCAGAGAATGGACATCGTACAACAATTACAAGGGCAATTACAAGGCGCTCAAGAACAAATCAAAAAATTATCTGGTGACTTACAAACTGCTAGTCGTGAATCCATTGCGGCTCGTCAAAGAACTGAAGTTGAGAAGTTTAAAGGTAAGTTAAAAGAAGTAGAATTGGATTCGAAATCTGCTAATAAACAGCAGGTTAATAAACTAACAAGTGCAGTTAAACTCGAAGTCGAGAAATCACGTTTACGTGGTCAGGCTCAGTCAGACAAAGAGAAATTGCAGGCCAAAGGAGGCAAATAATGGATAACGCATTAGGAAATGAAAATCTTGATAATCAAGGTGAAATCAATAATAATGTAGGGCAAGATGAAAATCAAACACAAAATGAAGGAGCTTCAACAGATTGGGAATCTCAAGCTAAGTATTTTCAATCAGAAAAAGATAAACTTCATGCTGAAAATCAAAAACTAAAGGATTACGAGAAAGTTGGTAAATTGTTGGAATCACGACCAGATATCGTTAATACAATATCAGGAATGGTTCAAGGTGGTCAACCAGCAGAAACTGAACGTATTACTCTAGAAAAAGATGAGTTTGACCCATGGGAAGCCTATAATGACCCAGCATCTAAATCGTATAAGTTCAGACAACAAGAGTTGCAGAACTCTATTAATAACGCTGTTCAAAGCCAAGTGGCTGGTGTTCAAAAAGAAGTTGGTATGACTAAACTTCAAGGAGAACTTGCTGCAAAAGGATTAACACCTGAAGAAATTAATTCATTTGTTGATTTTGCAAGCAAAAACCCTGCTGAATATGGTGTTGACGGTGCAATTAATATGTGGAGGTCTGTTACTCAAGAACAACCAGCACAAGATGAAAATGGCAACCCACTTGATACTATTCGTCAAAATCAAGCAGTTCCTCAACAGGCAGGTGTTTTAACTGGAGAGCAACCTGTAAGAAAAAGCGAAAAAGATTCAATGTGGGAAGGTATAATCAAAGCTGGTGGTCGAACTAGCGTATTGTAAATAATAACATATAACAAGGAGAAATAATGAGCACTTATAATAGTGGACAAGTAAAATTCGGAACTCCTGGTGCAGTTATTGATAGTACTATACCATCAAGAAGGCTGTATGATTTTAGCGATAGGGTCGCAGATTTAGCTCCAGAAGAGTCTCCGTTTTTTGTATATTTGTCAAAAGTAGGTAAAGTACCAAC